CGCAAAAAATGGGCACCCATTTATTATCTACCGCAGTTGCCTTTACAATCTGTGCAATCAGATAACAAATAACCGTAATTGCCGGGATTGCTGTAAAACCTAAATTCTCCATATGTATAACCGTTCCTTTCATTCATCTTCATGTGCTGCCAGATTCAAATGTTTTTCCAGCTTGTCCAGCGCATCTGTCACTGATCCATTGCAGCCCTGTTCTTTTAGTCCTTTCAGACAAGCCAAGATACCATAACAAATCAGTGTTTGTTCTTTGCGGACAGCAGCAAGTTCCTTTTCCTGCTGCTTAATGCGTGCCACAAACTTAAAACCCCAAAGCACCACGCCGCCAATAACGCCGAGTGCAGTCAATAAGGAAGCTGCTTTAATGATGGTATCCGCGCTGATGGTCACTTGCATAATTTTTCATCACCTCCATACCCTATGCACAGGAAATGTATCAAGTTGCCTTTAAAAGGGCAACTCCACGAAAATTATTCCTGTTGTTCCGTCCAGCCATAAACGCCCGGCTCCCAAACATTACTATCCACATCACTTATCCAATGCTTATTTTTATGGGAAACCTGCGCCCCCTTTTGATAGGCATCCATCGCCCCAATAGGCTGACTCCATGCAGGGAATTGTTCCATCGGGTCAGCAATTGCCACCCATAAGCCAGGTGCGGCATCTGGTGTCCAGCTTTCCTGTGACGTGTGCGCCTGCAAACAGCGATATAACTTACCGCCATATCTGCGGATGTTCCCAGGCTGATAATTCACCGGAACAATCCATGGCGCAAACATATCCGCGTGTTCTCCTGCGGTCGTGTCGTCAATGCTTCCGGCTTCGGCAAGCGTAACAAATAAGATTTCATTTGTTTCGGTTGCTGTTTTAATTTCCTTTCCAGCATCAACTTCCAGCAACAATACGGTTTCTTCGTTCCCCTTCAATTTTGGACGCCCTTTCAAGTGGAATGCCTTTCCTGCGCATAAGAACCCATAAGCATCTTCTGCGCTGCATTCCAAATAGAATCCTTCCGGTGAAAGTTGAACAAAAATCACTTGTTCTGCCATATTGATACAAGTAGTATTTTTAATGATTTTATACATATATCTCCCTCGTTTAGACCCGACTAATTGAAATTTGAAGTTTTGCTTCTGCCTGGTTATAGTATGATGTCGCTAACGCTACAACAGATATTGTCAGATTGAGGATTTGGAAATTAGCCGTATAAAACCCATCTGTAAGCCTAACATCAATATAATCACTGTTCATTATCTCAGCCGTTGCAACTACATTTCCATCTGGATCGGTGAGATTACATGGACTATTTGAGTATGTTACGCCCTCGTGCTTAAGCGCCAAAGCTCCATTTCCTGTATGAGTCACATAACAAGAACCATCAACTATATTGCCTATATGTAAAGACACAGATGATTTGCTTAATGATATCGTTTGACTGCCTTTGTAAATTGTCCATCCTATACTCCTGAGGCCGGTCGTACCATCGCTCCACTGGTAGTTATCTCTATCCTTGATGGTAAATGTCGTTGCGTAGTTGCCAGGATAGGTAGCCTGAATATCCCCACCCCTTGTCATTTTCGTATCGTCATAGTCATACCATGCCGGTGAGAGATAGTGATTACTACCCTTATACGTCAAATAGCCACCTGCTCTAGGAACCTTTAAAGCAGCCTTATTAATTATCCATGTCGCAGTCTTTGCGCCTGTTGTGCCGTCATTCCACTGATAGTTTTTGGTTGGCGTGAAGGATACATTATAACTCCCCGCATTTTTGCCAGAGGTTGTGCCATTAATAGTTAGCTTTGCAGTATCGTAGTTATTCCAAGTTGGACTTTGGGCATTGCCGTTATAAGTCAGTGTGTTGCTTTGCGTTGGAAGTGTTATCATTGCCTTTGCAATCACCCACGTTACAGTCTTTGCCCCTACTGTACCATCGTTCCACTGATAATTGGATGTTGGTGTAAATGTCGCGTTGTATGTGCCTGCGTTTGTGCCGGATGTTGTGCCGCCAATGGTCAACTTTGCGGCATCGTAGTTATTCCAAGTTGGACTTTGAGCGCTGCCGTTATAAGTCAGCGTGCCATTTTGCGTTGGAAGTGAAACAGTAGCTTTTACAATCACCCACGTCACAGACTTTGCATCAGTACTGCCATCCTCCCAGAAGTATCCATCTTTTGGGGTAAATGTTGCAGTATAAGTGCCAACATCTGTGCCAGATGTTACGCCGTCCAGCGTCATAATATCTGGATTATAACTATTCCAAGCAGGGCTTTGGGCGCTGCCGTTATAGGTCAGCGTGCCGTTCTGCGTTGGTACAACATGGATGGTATTATTGATTTTCGTAATTTCCCGCAACGCTGATTCCGCGGTTGACTGCGCGGTTGCTGCTGCCTTAGCATTCGCGCTGACTTGCCGCCGGATATCCGGATGTGCTTCCGCATCAATATTGTGGGCATTAATCGCGCCGCTTACATCCATATCCGGCAACTGATTTGCCGGTATCTTCCCACCCTCATCCAAGTCCGCTTTGCGTTCCATCGCATCATCAATCTTATCCCAGTTTTCATTTAGTGCCACATCAATATTAAATGTTTGCGCACCATCTTCCTGAGGGTCATACTGGAACAACCCCAGATTTTTTGTTTGTTTACTCAAAGCTATCACCTCGGAATGCAAAATCATGGATTGTATGGGTTCCCAATTCAGCAAGCGGCATCCCATGGACTTCCCGCACCAGCAAATACCGAAATAGATAATCAATTGGGATATGTGCCGGGCGGGCATCTTCCAGCGCGGCTTTCAGCCCGTCCAAATCTTCCGGGATACCAAATTCCCCAACAAACTGCATCTTTAACCGGTTATCTATATAATCTGCTTTCACATAACCATTTTTCCAACTATTGCAGATTGCCTGGAGCTGTGCAAGACTCATGCTACCGCCCGTTTTCCAGCGTGCCGCCACAGCGGCTTTTCGATCTGCGATTGCCGCGCCTGACGGCGGCACGATACCGCAAAGCCGTTCTTCGATTTGCAGCTGCTGCAAGCTCATGTCATCCAGCAATAGTTCCCGCGCAAGCTGCAAAGCAGGAGCCAAGATGGTTTCAGACAGTTTCCCATCACAAGTCCCAAGGATATCACATACCCATTGATCCCGCCGGTATTCTTTGGGCAGTACCCATTCCAGCCCGGTGCCGGGTTTACGTGTTCTCACAAGCAACAGTCACCTCCCCGCAAATGGCAACTTGCCTTTCGCCAACAGGGATATTTGCTGTATCCCCATTGACCGCAAAATCCCGATAATCCAGCACACCTGCTGTTTCATTCACAGCAACAGCCAGTTTGCCATAAGATACATAATCCTGCTGGAATGCAATACTTGCCAAATAGCTTACAATGGATTTTTGCACCGCTTCCGAAATCCCAGTGCTGTCCAAACATTTCACTGTAACAGCCACATCCACAGCAACACCTTCCGCGGCAGATACATAACAATGCGCCCCGATTCCGGCTTGTCCTTCACCTTTTCCGGCACTTTCCGGATCGATATATTCCTGTACAGCCTGCACCAGTGCAGGGTTTGCGGGCTGTCCATCACTGTCAATGATAATCACATCTACCGTGCCATCACCATGCCCCAGTGGGAACACACGCGCCGCACCAACGCCGGAAACTTCTTTTGCCCACATAAGATATTGCCACTTGTTAGAACCGGTTACAGGCTGCTGCAACCGTTCTAAAAACCGTTCCAATAATTCCGCATCTGTTTCCGCGTCAAAACCGTTTGTCATCGGCAAGGGATTGGTTATGCTGTCAATGCCGGGGAGCTGCACAGGCTTTTTGCAGATTGTACCCGCCGCGACATTGCCAGCCGCACCAGGCGTTACGCAAAATACAGGAACATTTGCCGTGCCTGAAACAATCACAGTTTCGGCAGCACGGAACTGAATGCCGCCTTCGGTTTCGAACAAATCCCCAGCCTGAATAATCCCTTCGCCGGAAACGGTCAGCATTCCGCTGGCAAACACAGCTTCCCGCCGTTCCTGTCCGGTTCGCGTAAACACATAATGGGTTAAATCATCGCCATGCAGATTTTCCGGATCAAGGTTTTGCTGTGCTTTTGTAATGGCTGATTCTCCTTCGGCAAGCCCATGCGCCATGGCGCGTGTCAGCATCCAGGTTGGAAACCCTGTTGTTTTCTGATAGCTGTCCGGGATCTGCGCCAGCAACGCCGCATGAATGCTATCCACCGACATTTTCATTCACCTCCAATGTTTCACCATTTCGCAGCAGGGCAGTGAAATGCACTGCCATATTGGTGCCAATGCGTGTTACTTCAAACCCTTCCGCGCCGCTGATGGCAGGGCATAAGGCTAAAGTTTCGCGGATTTCGCGTATCATTTCCGACCGTGTAAAGCCGTCCGGGAAAGCCCGCGTGCCCAGCAGCCCATCCACATCAATGCCGCAATCTTCTGCGAAAACGGGATCTTTACCACGCTGTACACGCAGCATCAATGCAATCCACTCCCGCACAGCCTGTTTTCCCATGCACAGAACCGGCGAACCATCTATCATGTAAAACTGCCTGTTTTCGTGGTCATATTTCAAACTGGTTTGGATTTCTGCGGCAGGTTGACTGGTGTCCAATTTGGACACCACATTTTCCTTAAAATCAGGAAATAACTGCATTTTAAATCACATCCTATCCACAAGCACAACGCCGCTTGGCTGCATCAGGCAAAGTACCTGATTGCCAACCCGCCAATCCTTTGCAGCGGCGGTTTCTGTCAGTTTTAACAGCGGGTCAGCTGCCATCATACTGCCGCCATATAATGACACGGTAAACGGGATAAGTTTTACCACAGTACCGATTTCATACCCAGATACTTCTTTTGACCGCATTTGCTGCAAAAGAAGCGCAAATTCGCTTAAACTACTCATTATTCCATCTCCGAAATAAAAAAACGCTTTGCCCTCGCAACTTGACAAAGGCAAAGCGTATCGTTTATAATAAATGGAGAAATGGCGCTGCCATAGCGTGGTCAGCTGCCTAACATATCAGCGATAAAATGCTGACCGTTCAGTTGCAGCCTGAGCGGTCAGCGCGCATTTATGATAAAAATGTACAGCCAAAGAGCCGCACAGAGAATAAATCTCCAAATTTTTATCGACATTTGCAGCACCTCCTCCCCATTAAGAAATTTGCGAGGGGGATTTGATGCAGCTGACCGCCGCTATGTAAATGCAGCGCCATCCCGATGCCCTTCACAGAAGGGCATTTTTATTATAACATGGCGCTTTGTCCCGTGTCAAATTTTGTTCTTTCTCGCCTGCTATGGCGTGTAATTGAATTTATACCCATTTCGGCGTGCAAAACCCGGTTAGTTTTGCATCAGTATATTGGTATGTACGCCGTCCAACTTTGTTAGACGTATTGCCTTCGATTGTCGAAAAACTGTCGCTGTCTGCCTTTTCTACAATGCCAATATGACTTGCACCCGCACTTTTTTGAATCATCAAATCACCAGGCTGTGGGATATATCCGGATGATTTTTTCCGGAACAGTTTCCGACCTGCATACCAGTCCTGAAAACCGGAAACCGAAGCTTCACCATGCGGCATAACGCTTGCCGGAATCCCGGCGGCATTGGCGCACCAGCTAACAAAAATCGCACACCAGCGCACGCCATTCATACCAAACCATGCGCCATATTTCTGCTTGTTAGAACCCAATGGACTTTCATTTGTACCGACTTCTTTTTTCGCAACCGCAACAAGTGCCGCGCCGCCGCCTGTGGTAATAATAGATACCGCATCAGATTTATTTGTCCCGGCTTCCAGCATTTCTTTTACGGTTTGGGTTTTGTCCCAGCTTCCAACATTTCTTTTACCGTTTGGGTTGTGGAACCTGTCACCGTATCAGTTGTGCCGGGTGTTGCAGTGCTGCCGGATGCACCGTCGCCAGATACCGCTGGCGGCGCTGTAACTGTACCGCCTGGAATACCAACTACACCATCCCCGGCACGCGGCACACTGACCGGCACAACAGTCAAACTCATGGTATGCGGATGCCCATATTCATGCGTCACAGATTTGATACGGTATAAACCAGACAGCCCAAACGCATCGGAACCAAACTGTACAACCCGCCCGGATTTCGCGATATCCGCGCCATACATTTGCGCGATTGTAAATTCTCCCGGCAGGCGGTCTGCTTTTTCCAAAGCAGCTTTTACAATGGCAGCAGGTGTACCGTTCATGTCATCTGAAACAGTTAATGTTGTTT